AAGTTACATCTGAGCCATTTATTGTAAAAGATGTAGCTGAAGCATAAGCAGCAGTATAAGCACCACTACCATCACCATACTCAATCCATTGTGCATCATTAAACCAATCTCTAGTGTTCTTCATCAATGCTCTAATGGCATTGTTAAGATTAGATGGTAACATTCCCTCACCAACATTGATGGTGTTAAGTGTTGTGTTTGATGATTGGGTTGTTGAATAATCTTTTATATTACTTGTCATCTAATCTCCTAAAAACCAAGAATAAGCCTTATTGTTTTCAGTATTCTTTTCATTAATTAATGTATTGATAGCTTCTTCAATTTGTCTTTGAAAAAACTCTTGAGTTTCAAAACTGTATCTAACATTATCTATATCAGTTTTATCCGTCATCTTAAACCAATTTTTGTAGCAATTATATCTACTCCCTGAGCATGAGTCCAAGCTACTCCACTAGGGGTTACTACCTTTATTTTAAAATATCTGCCTGATTCTCTTACAGGATTATCCCCACTATCATTCATAGTAGATGCTGAAGATTCCGTTTCTGTATCAGCTAGTCTTTCTTTCGTTTTTACTGTTACACTTGCAGAAGCATCAACAAGAGGTCTTACATTGGTTATACTGCTTCTGTGTCCTGCAAACAACTCTAATTGTCTAGTTTCTAATGTTCCTTGATTTTGTGTGCCT